AAGACAATCTTCACCATCCAACTCGTCCAGGATGACGCAGGCATCTCAGTCCTGTCCGGCGCCGTTGGGCAGCACCCAGAAGTCTTCGACATTGGTATCGAGATACTTGCGAACCTTAAAGTGGCCTCAGAGACTCATCCACAAATGAATATCCGAGTGGACCACCTTCAGTTCACAGACCGGATGCAGTAAACATCTTCAACAAATCACGACTTGCCCTGAAAGCCCCAACCTTCATGGCATGATCGTTGAAATCATCACCAACATTGGGTGGCACATAACAAGGCCACCCTATTTTTTTGGCCGCTTCCTGGCCCGTCTGAGAAGCATCGTTATCTGCAACCACATAACCGCCTGGTAACGAGGCAGCTACCTTCACCATATTGCCCGCAGAGAAGCAAACGTGCAGGGTGTATGGCCGCTTTAACGCCTTCAGCGCAGCCTTCACAGAAAGGGCAGTAGCAAACCCCTCACACAAAATATCTGGGCCTTTTGCATCAAAGATGTGCTGAGCCATGCCGGTACGCTGGCCATAGAGAAACTTCTTTTCCCCGGCCTCGTCAATCATCTGGCAGCCAACCAGATTGCGCCCAATCCGCATAGGAATGACCAGGATCAGCCCCTTGTCTGTGCGCCATACGTAGCCCTGTTCGTCTGGGAATCCCTTCTTTTCGAGATACGGGTGCTTGGCTATCTGGCACTCACTCAGAATCAATCTGGCTTTCCTGGCCGCCTCATCTTGCAGTTCTTTGCGCTTACGCTCCGCTTCCTGGGCCAGCTTCAACGCCTTAGACCGGTCATACTTCACTTCGGAATCAGATTTCCAGATGTGGACCTCATCACCAGACGCCCAGTCACATACGTACCCAATGTCTCCCATGAACTTAACCGCCCCGTTTCGATGGTGCGGCTTGGATTCAGTGGGAAAGCGACGCCACAACCCTATGGGCGGATAGTTGTTTATCAGGATCCCATGCGCGCGACAAAAATCAAGAAACTCCATTAGCCCTCCTTGAGTTTGGCTTCGATGGCTCGGGCAAATACATAGGAATCAATCTCGTGATGTACTGCCAGAACACCCGTGTAGATAGCGTCAATCTCCTCATCCGTCAGCGGCTTGCGATGAGGTGGGGTGGTGTGGATTAGTTGACGAGACTGCCATCCGCAGAAAGCTGCTTGTGTCCACTTGTCTTTGTATGCTTCCTGCGCCGAGTCCCAGTCCAAATTGGTGCTCTTGTAATACACGGTGATGTCGGCTTCAAAATGTCCTTGGATTGATACATCTTCCGCCACAGGTTCCTGCTCTGGCTGCTCAACCATTTTGTTGGCGTCACCAATATGGTCGGCCAAGGCTTCTCGGATGGCGGTAATAACCTCATCTGCATTGCCTTTGTAATTGCCTCGAAATACATCATCAGCAAACTCAAGCGCCAGCTTCATTGCTTCACGTTCATTCATGATTGCTCCTTAATGCCGTGCGCGGCTTTGATTGGTTTGTAGTTTGTTGGCGGCTTTGCAACCCGCGCAACACAACTCATACAGCGCAGGACACGCTCAACAGTGTTTTCATGGGACGCGTTGCAGCTCTTGCAGTAGTTTTTCATGCTTCGTCCTTACTCTTTTCGGTGCATGTCAGCGAGTTTGTCAATGCCCTCACCCGTCAGCCCCTGCCACGACTTGCTTGCTGGTGGGGATGTGTGAAGTAGCGTTCCTTTTGCTGGCACAGTTTCCAAACGACATTTTTCCGCTATGTCTTGATATGCCACAGGCTCCTGCTCTGGCTGTGCCAAGGCTTCTCGGATGGCGGTGATGGCTTCATGGTCAGAATCAACACGATTAACCAAAACATTCAAAGCCAGCTTCAATGCTTCTCTCTCATTCATGTTCTCACCTCTCTCCATTCTGTTTTATACGGGTTTGGGAACTTTCTTTCTTTTGGATGAGGACAGTTCTCTGGAATCTGAGCAACCATCCAAACCTTGTGCAAATGCTTTGTATTTCCAGTCGGCGCCCATCGGTCTACGTAAACATCAGGCATTGCCCTCAACACCGTCCTCACATCATTTGATACAAGGCCAGTCAATTGAGCTATTTCCTTGGACGACAAACCGTCTGGATGATTCTTCAACACCTCTCTAATGCGCGCCTGTCTCACAAACTTCATGCCGCAATCTCCTCTTCCTCTTCAATAACTTCATCCAGTCCACGAATCGGGCGCAACACCTCATCAGCACAAGACATGGCCTGTTTGATTTCCCCGTCTACAACCTTTGCAAAATTCATCGGCCTATCAACCCTCCAAATTGGAGCAACGCCAAGCGCATAGGGATGCGAATTTCCATTCAAATCGACCACCGTATCAGTGATCATGAGTTCCAGGCACCGAACAATCTTCCCCTCATTGCCGGCTTCGCTGCGGACAACGATAGCCAAATCTCCTTGCTTGCAGTTCATTTTTTCCCCTTTAAATAACGAATCAACTTCGCCTTCACAAACTTCTCAAACTCCAGGGACGGAGCTGCTGGCACATCGTTCAACCCCCTTGGGAATACACCATACTTATCCTTGTATGTGTGCGCAGCTCGACCAGGACTCCATCCTGAATTGAGAATCTTCCACTGACACATTGACCACCATTCCTGCTTGGATGCCCGGCTCTCAGCCCCGGACAGCTCCTTCATCTCGCCAGGAATCTCCTCTGCCATGCTTCGCTTGCGGCGCACATGGCCACATTGCAAACAAGTATCAGATCCTGTTGGCCAAAGAGCTGAACATTTCGGACACTTTGCAGCCTCCTTTTCCTTCTTTGTCTTTTCCTTTCTGGCCTTACCGTCTTTTGCATCACCCAATGTCTTTGTGCCATGGTGATACAACTCGTCCCAGTCCTCAATGAATCTCAGCCAGTTGCCTGCGTTATCCTGAATCACACAAAAGTCTTCGCCAGGATGAGGACGAGCACCGCGACCAACCATTTGAACGTGCATCGAGAATGACTTGCGCAAAGGCTTGGCCAGGACTACGTGCTTCACCTCGGTGTTATCAAAACCCCTGGTCAGCACGTCAGTAGAGATCAGCCCGATGATGTCTGTATCAGGCTTGGCAAAGTCCTCAATGACCTGCTGCTTGTACTCTTCATCGTCCAGGTAACTGATCTGAACAAAGTTTAATCCTACCTCTGCAAATCGCTTGACCAATTCAGCACCGTGGGCGACACCAGATGAGAACACAATGGTTTTCTTTGGCTTACCCCATACCTCGTTGGCTATGCGCACATAGTCAGCTACAACGTCTCCGACAATCTGCAGCCCGCGCTTCTCAAGTTCTGCCTGCTGCCACTCCCCCGTGTTCATGACCTTGACGCCCTCAGTCTCAATCTCAGTGGCAACAAAGACACGAAATGGAACCAGGAACTTTTCTTTCACCAAGTCATTCATGCTAACCACGTTCACGATGTTGGTGAAGTGCTTTGCAAGTTCTGGGTTGTATGGCGTAGCAGTTAGACCTAATACTTTGACGTCCGGGTTGGATGTCATGTAAGTCTTCAAAGACTTGCGAAGGCTGGCATGGATCTCATCAACGATGATCAAGTCTGCTGCCGGCCACTCACCCATCTTTTCAATGGTCTGAATGCTGGCAACCTGGACATTCTCATATGGACGATGGCGCCAATGTCCTGACATATAGACGCCATGGTCAATGCCACTGCGGTCTAAGTGCCTGGAGAACTGATCCACCAGCACACGCCGGTCGCACATGAAGAGAACCTTCGATCCCTTCTTGCGCGCGCTATCAAGGATGGACAAAGATACTACCGACTTGCCTGAACCCGTACTGGCGGCAAGCACTTGGCGCTTATGTCCATCCCTGAATCCGTCTCTCAGACCTTCAATCGAATCAAGCTGATACGGTCTTAGCTCTAGCATTGTTTACCCCAACCAATCGAAACAGTTTCAATTGCTTTCAAAGAACCTCTTCCAAAATCCGCCATGAATGAAGCTTTAAGTTTTCAAAAGTAACTTCAACAGGGATCCCAACAAGTTCCTGGGCTGTCTGCACTTTGGCCTGCTGCATGAGATCAACCACCCTGCGGCACATCTTCCCCCAAAGTTCTATTTGATCTTGCTCTGTCCATTTGTGATGCTCGTCTGGTTTGTGCGACCATGTTCCATCGAAATCTTGGACGCCCCATCCTTTGCCGGACAAAGTGACTGACATCCCGAACATGGCGCCGTCGTATCCGCCAAGCCCAATTTCGAATCGTTCAATCTTTCCGAGTTCTTTGTTCATTGTTCTCTCGCTTTCAGCATGGCGTCTGCGTATCTGTACGCCATCTTTGCATCGTGCATATCATCTTCTTCTTTGTTTGGCCCAAGATTGACGCTTGTTTCGTTGATGATTGCTTGCATAGCCTTAGCCGCAAAGTAGTCGCGCAGGGTCATGCCTGTGCCATAGTCAAAATCTGCATCGCAGACATAAGGAAACGCTGGTCCACCTGTGTTCATTCCACACCTGCTTTCTTTAGCTTGCTGTTCAACATCTTGATCTGAGCTTTGAGCTGCTGGTTCTCGGCCTGGAACGTGTCTCTGCTGCTCTTCACGGCCGTCAGTTCAATCTTCAGAATGCGGACCTCTTCACGCAACTCAGTAATCGTCTGCTCTGCCATCGCGCGCTCTTCAGGACTGCCCTCCATGGCTCCAACCGCTAACCGATCCTTGAGCTGCTCGTTCTCTGCAACCAGCATGTCAATTGCTTCTTTGGTCTGATCCTCTGGCGGCGGGGGAGGAGCCTCCTTAAGCACCGGCTCTTTTTCTTTCTTCTTGATCTTGACCTTCTCCATGACCTTGCCAGTGGGCGTCACATACTTAACCTTGTCCCGTGTATCACCGCCTTTGCGAAGACTGGCCACGAACGTATTTGAAACACCGCACTGCTCTGCAATCCTGATGTTGCTCCACTGCTCCCATTCAAAGTCCTCCAGGAGCGTCATGACCGCTTTGCGCTTGTCTGCATATGACCTGCGCATGCCATGCTTACTGTTGACGGCCGTGCTGTGCAGGATCGCATCTCTCAACGTGCCATTGATGATCTCGCAGTCAATGCTTGTCTTGCCTATGCGGCGCGTGGCGTGATAGCGGTGATAGCCATCCGTCAGGTAGTAATGAATGCCATCAAAGTACGCCAGGACCGGAGGGAACTTGTCGTTCTGCTCCATCGCCTCCGCATACTCAGATACCGTCTCCTCAACGATCTCAACACGCGACTGAAGCTTCGGATCAAGCACCAGTACGCCAACATTCAAAGTCTTAAAACTGCTCATTTGTTTCCCTTACAAGTCCAACCAAGATAAAACCACCTCCAGTATTTCTGGATGTTCTCGCTCATGTACCGCTTGCCATCCCAGTCCGGTACAGGGCGCCCCTTCGAAGCCAGAATGGCCTCAAATTTCCGTCTAGCATCTACCATTTTCACCTCCATTCGGTCGCACCATTCTACACATAACTGCACACGATGCAATAGGTATGTTAACCCTGTTGCTGTCTGTTAGTAATGATGTTACGATGTGCCACCTTTAGGAGAAAACCATGACCGAAGATGAAGAGTTTGAAGACCTGGAGCGCCGGCTGAAACCCATTGCCGAGATCACTCCAAAAGAGGACAAGATGTACACGCTTGGATGGAACACAGCACTAGAACTGGCTACTGCAAAACTGGTTCATGACCTGAAACTTTCGTTTCCAAAAGACACGCTGTTTAGCTTTGCCGTTTATCTCAATCAACTTAAAAAGTAAGGACTACACATGCCATCAGGAATAGAACAACTCGTCTGCGAAGACATCGACAAGAGACAACAACTTGGGCTAAACAAGTACGGCATCTCTGTCCAACAGAACCCGCTGACACTCAAGCAATGGCTGCAACACGCCTATGAAGAATGTCTTGACCAAGCCGTTTATTTGCGCCGTGCAATGGAGGAATTGAAATGAGTGATAGCTACCGAATCCTGGAACTGAGCGTGATCCGCTGGGCCGAAGATCGAAAGATCATTCCCAACGCCAAGCCTTACTCACAGCTACTCAAAGCAGTCTCTGAAATGGGGGAACTGGCTGATGCTGAAAACAAAAACGACATGCCTGCCATTAAAGATGCCGTGGGTGATGTGCTTGTCTGCCTTATCAACTACTGCGCCCTTAGAGACATCGACATGGTGGAGTGCCTTGCTGGCGCCTATGACGAGATCAAAGACCGCAAGGGAACGCTGATGCCTAGTGGCGTTTTTGTTAAGGAGTAAGAGATGGGCGAATTCAAACCGAAGGTGTGGATGACTTGCCCCTTATGTGGAAAACAAAGCCCGATGCCAGATCCGGATCACCGCGAATGGGTTGGGCTGACAGTGGAAGAAATTAAAAACACATACTTCACTACCCGCGCTGATTTCGTTGACTATGCCCGAGCCATCGAAGCCAAGCTAAAGGAGAAGAACACATGAGCATAGAAGCAATGAAACAGGCGGTTGTTTATTTTGAGCATATGGTTCGCACCTTGAAGTTGCGTGATGAATCAGAGCCAGCACAACTGTTATTCAAACTACGCCAAGCCATAGAGCAGGCTGAAAAGCAGGATTCAACCGATTGGGAGCGGATTGCCAGAGTGCAAGACGCAAAGCTGAGGGCCATGTGCGGTGAGCCCGGCGCTTTTAAAAAGTTGTGCGAACTCATGGATAAGTACGAAGCCATGAGCCCTACCCCACAACCACAGCGTGAATGGGTTGGGCTGACGATGGAAGACAAGAAGGAGTACTTGGCCCAAGACTTTATTGGC